AAGCATTTTCAGATTATGGAGATATTAAAGATTTAATTAAATTTAAATTTACACCTTTAAGATTAACAGATAAAGCTAAAGACACAGAAAACCCAATTATATTTAGAGCATTCATTGGTACATTATCAGATTCATTCATGCCAGGTTGGGATGAAAATCAAGATCAAGGTAGAGCTGATGGAAAAATAATGTTAGGTAGTTGGTCACGATCTATAAGCGTAGATTTTACAGTACCAATATTTTCAAGAGGTGAATTAGAAATAGTTTATAATAAACTAGACGAATTAGCCAGGCTAACATATCCTATTTATCAAGGTTCAGGATTTACAGGAACATATGTTAAAGTCACAATTGGAGATTTATATAGAGGCGTTCCGATGTATATAACGGATTTATCATATGATTGGGATAATGAAACCCCATGGGAATTAGAAAAAGGAAAACAAGTTCCATATTATACAAGTGTTAATATGACATTAGGATGGATAGGTACACAACGACCAGAATATAATACAAAAGCATTTTCACTTAATGGAGTAGCATAATGGCAATAAATAGATATGAATTTACTACACAACAAGCATATGCATATAAAGGCAAATGTTTGAATACGACTAAATTACCTATAATTAAAAAATCTTATAATGACCGGTATATAATATCACAAGAAGGTGATCGATTAGATTTATTATCATATGAATTTTATGGCGACTCACGATATTGGTTTATATTAGCGAATGCAAATAATTTAGGTAAAGGTACATTAGACGTGCCTTCAGGAAAACAAATACGTATTCCACCTGATTCAATAATAACTGAGTTACGAAATATATTACAAAAAACAGAAGAAGAACGATAATGTCATTATTTCAACATACATCAGCAGCTCGAGGTAAAGTAGGCCAGCGATATCAAGAGTATAAAGATTCTTTTGCTCCAGGAGGAACAGATTATTACAAACCAAAAACTAGAAAAAATGCATACGTGACTGTAACTGCAGGAGGCGCAACATTACCTTCTCAAAAGAATACATACGACGATTTATATGCAAACCAAGAAGGCAAACCAGACGTAATACTAAATTCAGTTAAAATAATTGAAGGCGGAGAATTTGGTATGTTACGTAAAGTTGAAGGACAGTTTACATGTTTGTCAAGAGCAGCATTCGAAACATATGAGCCTGCATTTTGTCAACCACAAAATAAATTAACTGTTAAATATGGATACGTAGACGGCACAGATTCCGGCACAGCTTCAGATTTTATAATTTGCAAATATTCATATAATTTAAATGATAAACAACAATATGTTTGTAGCTTCACAGCATACGGTCCAGCACCATTTATGGGTGAAATAGATATGGATATTATAGGAAACTTTGGCGACAAAAAAATTACAACTGGAGGATTTTTTAAATCACCTGTAGCTACATTACCACAATATTTAAAGTATGTTGCTCAAGGCGTGGGTAAATCTGCAAATATTGATATACCAGATGGAACGATAAGAGATGGCAGTGTATTAATAGTAGACAACCCAGGAGCAATGACTCCTGATGGAATGTTTATGAAAAAGGTTTATAAAGTGTTACAGGCATTAGGTATGTTTTCTGGAGACGCATCAAAGAAAATGTATTGTACATTAGATTGGCTCATAAAAACAATAAATACATATTTTCTAGGACCAAACCTAAAAGAAGCGTTATCAGGAAGATCATTAGCTATAGGCTCTGGAACTGATAGAACTGGTGCATGGCCTATCAAATTGATAGGAAGTGCATTTCCATTTCATTTTGTATTAACTGGTAATAAAAGAGGAACATATGGTACTGCAGAAGTAGAAGAAGATGAGAAATTAGATATAGATCAATGGGCGGGAGATGTAGGTGGATCTGCAATAAATGGTTCATCAATTGATATTGGACAAATATTGATATCATATGAGTATTTAGCAAGCAAATTATTCGGTCAGAGTTCTGAAAAAGGAGCTACTAAATCAAATGATCAATCTACATCAGTTGATGGCAAGAAACAACCACCTAAATTTAGTTTAACTACTTTATTAACGACATTATTTGACGACCTTAGTAGTGCAACTGGCGGCGCATTAACATTAGGTACTATGGAACAACCAGGCGATCCTAAAAAACTTTTAGTGATATGTAAAAACTCAGATTCATCTACAATAAAACAAACAACATTTAGGCCAATTAAAGGAGATGGCATATCTCGAACAGTAACAGTTAAATGTGATATCCCATCAAATGACGCATATGCAGTAGCTAATGGTGCAGCAACTCCTAATGCGATTAAAGACAAAGAAGGCGCCTTAACAGCTGATGAGGAAGCATTAGTATCTAAAGCAAAGTCTGATATTGCCGAATGGATGGCTACAGGCATAGCAGCTGGAGGATTTGAATCTGAAGATTGTGATGCATTACAATCTTGTTTTAAGACATTAAAAGAGAAAGCATCAGCAAAAGAACAAGCAAAAATGAATATTGATGGACATATATGGCCATTACAATTAGACATCACCATAGATGGAACAGCAGGATTTGCTTTTGGAGATGTTGTTAATACAGATTTTATGCCGCCCGCATATCATCGTTCCGGAACTTCGGTATCTTTTTTAGTATTAGAAGCAACACAAGAAATTGCGAACAATGATTGGACAACTAAATTGAAAACGCAATGTCATTTATTTCAAGGGTCTAAATAATAATGGCAAATAGAAAACAATTATATTATACAAAAGATTCTATATCTCAAACGTTTATAGCAAAAGAAGGAGAATTTGTCTTTAAGAATACATTAAAACCATACACTGGCATTTATATTAACGCAAATGGACAATTTTTAACAGGACCGACTCCATCAGATACTTCTAAAATAATAATCCCAGTTAATTCAAAATTTCAAGAAAAGAGTTCAATTAGATATTTTGAACTAACCGGATTAGAATTTAATAAACATACTTCGCCATTCATGTTCTATCCACAACCTATTGAAAATGATTATATGACAGGCCAATTTCAAAGGTATTTTGTCCAAAAGAAAAATGAACCAAATATAATATATGAAATTGATTCTGACCAATTCACAGCTGTGAATAAAGATAATAAAGAAGGCATAGATGGTAATTTATATTATAAAATTGAAATTCAATGGATGTTAAAAGGAGATGAACCAGAAAAAATAAATCGAAAGAATATTGACTTTGCAGACATAAAATATCCTGGAATAGCTAACTTTTTATCAAATGTATCACAATTTGTATTAGAATAATTTGTTTAATTGAAATATTTTTGTTATATTAGTATTGAATGCTAATAATCGAAAAAGAAATAGAGTTACGTCGAGTTCAAGAATCATTACAATCTGGAGACTCATTTTGGATACCAATATATTCAGACCCATATAAACACTATACAAATAATTCTATAAGTTTTGTGTATATTTACTCTATAACTGACGAGTTAGATTATATTCTTCCATTCCATCATAATGATTGTATAAACCTAAATATAGACCTTCTAAACGACCTTACAAGTCCTAATGATATCTATGTACTAGCCAAGAAACGCTTTGCACATTTCTATGCAGATAATTGCTATGATGCGGATATGGTGGCATGGTGGCAAACACATAAAATGTTACCATTAGATGAAACAAATACATCAGCACACGATGTATGGAGTAGGTGGTGGCATAATGAAACAAACACTCATGATTGGTTACCTATTACAAAACATATTGAAAGATGTATTTCTATGAGAAAAAAATTTATGGAATTTTATAACACGTTCGATAAAACTTTAGCATTTGATGTATATGAATCATTAGTGGTTGATAATTTTTATGCAATAGAAAGATCTGGAGTGCAAGTCAATTATGATAAATTTATTAACAAATTTAAAGCAAATGGCATTCATCAAAATAGAGCGTATACAGAATATAATATTTATACAACAACTGGTAGACCTTCGAATAAATTTGGGGGAGTTAATTATGCCGCATTAAATAAAGAAGATGGTTCGAGAGAAGCATTTGTAAGTAGATTTGAACGTGGTATGTTATTAGATATGGATTTTGATGCATATCATCCTAGGCTCATTGCAGATATTATAGATTATGATCTACCTGATGGAAGTGTACATGAATATTTTGGTAAACAATATTTTGACAAAAAAGAAATTTCTGCAGACGAATATGAACAAAGTAAGAAAATTACTTTTAGATTATTATATGGTGGCATAGATAAAGACTTTGAAAAAATACCATTTTTTGGTAAAACTAAATCTTATATCAAAAAATTATGGAGTGATTTCAAAAGGAATGGATTAGTTGTAACTCCATACATGAATCGACCTTTATATAAAAATTGTTTACATGATATGAATCCTAATAAATTATTTAATTATTTGTTACAAGCTTCTGAAACAGAAAATAATTTATCTATGATAAATGAAGTAAATGGCATATTACATGAGTATAATTCAGAATTAATTCTATATACATACGATTCTCTATTATTTGATTATGATATCAATGATGGCAGAGAATTGATAATAAAGTTACAAAACGTAATGTCACAAAGCAATAAATATCCGGTCAAAATCAAAGCTGGCACGAATTATCATGCCATGACGGACATGACTTCCAGGCTTCGTTGATATTTATTAAAAAGGTATGTCGATGGATAAAGAGAGTATAATACAGGAATGGTTTTATAGACTACCTAGAGGTTACGCTGAAGTCCCATATACAAAAGAAGAAATGGCTATGTTACATGAAATTCTTGAAGAGAATGGATTGAATGGTTCTGTCTTTGTAAATGAAATAGACCAATTAGACCAAGCGTTTTTAGATGCAAAACCAGTTGAAGATCTAAAAGAAGATAAAGAAGAAGATCCGATATATGAATCAGCAGAATCATTTGAAAAACATATTTTAGATAAATTTGCAATGGAAGGTCAATCTATTGGTAATCTAAATGTTATTTATCAAGAAATATTGAGACGTAACGATGCCGATCTTAAAACTTGGTTTATTGAAGGCGGAAAGCAAAAACCAAAAGGTGGAACATTTTCAATGTCAAAAACAGCTAAAGATGCTTATGAAATATGTAAAAGTGCTATTGTTGTAAATGGTCATCATAGTGAATTATGGTTTGCATTAGAATATAATGGACTTGTTAAGGGAGGAGTTGCAGGAGAAACAATTATATCAGACGTAGACATTCCACCAGATATAGGAGTTTCATTAAAAGATTATGGAAGATTTTCTTCTGTAAATTTTGGAAAGCTACCACGTGAAACAAATGTGTTCTTTCAAAAAATAATTACATTATTTGAATTATTAACAGATTTCAAAACAAATATATCACAAACAAGAAATTCTATTAACGAACTTTTAGATGAATTAGCTAAACCTGAAATTCAAACAGATGTTGATGAAATATTAAAAATGGCAGATGCTGGCTCTGTTAAAATAATAGAAAATACTGCTAAGAAAATTAATGATGTATTAGGAGGTAGAAGTATCGATCAATTAATTAAAGTGTTTATTGAAACATTTAATAAATTAGTTACAGAAAAGATAATGGCAGTTAATTGGTGGGGAATAATAGCTCATGATGAACATAAGGTTTATTTAGAATCTTCAGAACAATTAGAAAGAGCATTACATTCAGATGATGATAAATTAAATATTTCTATTAGTTCTTTTGAAGCAGGAAATTTAAGAGTGAATGCAAATAAATTTGAAGAGATGATTAAAGCAAAAGATGCTAAAGCAGTAACAAAAGGCGGGGAATAGATTTTGAAAACACAATTATTGTGTACATTTGCACATAGGAAAGATATAGAGTTAATTGTTGATTATATATCAAAATCTTATACAGTATCAGAAAAAAGAATATTTGTGTTTTCAGACGCCGAGAAGAGAGCAGAGGTATATGTTACATATAATGTAGAACCAGATGATTATAGTAAAACTCCAAATACAATTATGATTCATAGGAAAAAAGAAACAAATACATTATACACAGTTAATGCATTAAATGCAATAATTAAAAAAGCAAATAATGGTATTTTAGATAAAACGTTTGTCATAAATTGGCCATTCTATGAAAATTCTTTACTATTGACTGATGGAGAAGAATTAAGACACATTCATTTGGATTTACATAAAAGAATAGATTTGTAATGTATATTTATATTAAACAATAGGGTATAACAATGAACTTAGCAAAAAAATATAAACAATTATTTGAAGGTAAAGTAAGAAGTAATGATACAATATTACTTAAAGAAGCACTTAACTTATCAAGTGTTAAGTCACAATTATTAGCACTCAGTAAAAAATATCCAGGCTATGCAAATGGGTTAGCAGATTATATGGATAGTGGTATTCCAGAAGATGCATATAGAGATATTCAAGGAGGAAATAAAGCAACAGCTGAAAAATTTTATAATTTAGCAGTTGCAATTGTACACAATGTCGACCCAACATTTGATGTAAGTGATGGCAAGCCATTTGCACCAGGCGATCCTAATGAACCAAAAGGTTTTGATACAGAATCTGAGGCATTTGAGAAGATTGGCTTCTTTGAAGGTAAAGGAAGAAGTAATGATGCTGCCTTATTAACAGAAGCATTAGCAAGAGGATTAAAACCTTTATTAACGATAGGTACAACTATTACTAAAAATGATGGTGAAGATGCATTACTAGATTTATCAGATAAGTTTGATAGAATAGATGATGAATATGCTGGTGAAATTGCAAGTTGGTTAGACATGGCTATTGAATTAATGCAAGATGGTTATGCTGGAGACGCTACTAAAAAATTAAAGGAATTCAATAAAGCATGTAAAGATGTATTGAGAGGAAAGCCAATTAAATCAGCATTTGCATAGAAAAATAAATTGAAATAAATTAGGATATATGAAATATTTTCATTATATTTATATTAAATAAAAAGGATTAGAGTTTAGCCATAATTAAACTCAAAATTAAAAAATAACAAATAAAAACTTTTTTACAACTTTTTTCGATAAACCTTAGGATAAATGAAAAAAAGTTGTTATATTAAAAATTAATTAATAACCATTAAAAAATAGGAGAAAAAAATGGCAATTGACTTAGAAGCGATTAAGAAAAAACTTAATCAACTACAAACAACAGGGGCTCGAAGAGACAACCTGTGGAAACCTGAACCAGGTAAACAAGTGGTGCGAATTGTACCTTATCAACACGATAGAAACAATCCTTTCAGAGAACTTTATTTTCATTATGATTTAGGTAAGAAAAACTACTTATCACCTGTCACTCACGGCAGACCAGACCCAGTAGTTGAATTTTGCGAAAAATTAAAATCTTCTGGTAATTCAGATGAATGGAAATTAGGTAAGAAAATGGAACCTAAAATGAGAACTTATGTTCCTGTACTTATTAGAGGAAAGGAATCAGAAGGAGTTAAACTTTGGGGTTTTGGAAAATTGGTTTATCAAGAACTTTTAGGAGTTATCACAGACCCAGATTATGGTGACATTACTGACCCAATGAATGGCAGAGATATCTTAGTTGAGTTCACACCAGCAGAAGGAACTGGACAGTTTCCAAAAACAACAATTAGAGTTAAGCCTAATGTAACACCAATGACAGAAGACAAAAATGTTATTGAGAATGTTGGTAAGAATCAACCAAATTTAGATGACATCTTTAAAGAGCCATCATATGATGATCTTAAAGAAGCTTTAGAAAACTGGTTGAACCCAGAAGCAGAATCTTCGACGAAAGACGATTCAACAGAAGTAAAGCAGAAAGAAAAAATACCTGCAGACGTAAATAAAGTAGATGACGTTTCAGCTGCATTTGATGAGTTATTTAA